TATGTTGTAGTCAATGTAGGTGTAGTATATGTTGCAGTAGTACCACCAGATCCTTCAGATACATCAGACCAAGAAGCACCACCTGTAATAGATACTTGCCACTGGAATGTAATATCTCCAGCATCATTATCGGATGTATTACCAGCAACACCAAAACTTTCTGTTCCACCAACAGCACCTGTAGTGTTAGTTGGTTGTGATGTAACAGTAATTGTTCTTTGTACTAAGTTCCTAGCAACGTTAGTTGTTACATTAGCCGCACCAGGACAGGAGAGTAAACATCTGTAGTAATCTCCATAACTATCATCATACGTAGTAGCTCCTGTATTGTGAGTTGTATTTGTCTCACCAGGAAGATTGCTATAATTTACACCATCTCCATTTTCAGACTTTGCCCATTGATATGATACTGATGCACCGTCTAAAGTTGTACCACCAGTAGTGAATGTTGCTGCAGCAGGTGCAACTGGCTGTTGATCTGTTGGTTGAGTTGTAATAGTTATTGTACGATATACAGTTAATGTAACAGCATTAGTATAAGATGGTTGTACCGCAGTATTAGTATCCATCTTACAACGGAACTGATAACTGTTCAATGCGAAATTATCATCAACTGTTAAAGTATTTGTGGTTACATTAGAATAATTACTATCATTAGCACAGTCGGACCAACCAACTCCACCATTACTTGAGTATTGCCACTGATATGTTATAGTAGAACCATCAGAACTAATACCCGAAACAGGACCAAAGGTAGCATTTATTCCAGCACCTGCCTCTACAGAAGTATCAGATGGTTGTTGAGTAATCGTAACAATAACACCAGTTCCTGTAGTTACGAAGCTGTATGAACGAGCATTCTGTGTAGTGTTTTCAGTTACTGTAAAGTTAAATGTTGAATCTAGATAATCAGCTGTAACAGTACCACTTAAAACACCTGTTGCAGAATCTAATGCAAGACCAGAAGCAGCAATAGAATCTCCACTTAAAGTATAAGCTTCTAGAGTTGGTTCATTTGCAAATGTAGTACCATTCAATCCTAAGTCAATGTTAACACTAGCACCATTAGCATATGGACTCCCAGATAAAGCACCAGATGAAGTCTGCCAAGTTACATTAGTATCAACATATGGGAAGAATATACCACGTTTGGTTGTAATAGTAGATCCAGAAGCAGCATAGTTGAAATCAACACCTGTATCTAATGGATAGTAAATTACATTAGTATATGTACCAGTACCAGCAGCTTCCTGTACATCTGTCTGAGATCTTAAAGTTGTTGATGTAGCAACTACACCATCAATACTTTCATGTGTCTTACTTTCTGGATCAATCAATGCCAGATAGTTTCCAGTACCACCACCAGTTGTACCAGCAGTAGCATTAGATTGAGCATATACAGTAACAGTGTTATTAACAGCACTCTCTGCCTGAATAGTTAACCATCCACTTTGAGATAGTGCAGCAATATCAATACCACCAACTGTCATAGCACCAGTGGATCCAGAAGTTCTTAACTGACATTTTTTACCCACATTACCAATGAAATGACCAGAATCAGCTGGGTCAAATTTCACAATAAGTTGATTAGATCCATTACTAGTCTCAAATGGATTATCAATTAATCTCCTATCTTCAATACTATTAACAGGATATGCTCCAACAGCACCTTTAGTTATATCCCCAGTAGACCCAGAAGTTCTAATAAAGGTCTTAGCAAGTCCACAAAGATTGTTAGTAGTTATCGAATACCCATTAGCTCCTGCCCATGTTGCAACAACACCAGTTACAACAGGACCAGAGAATGATGTACCATTAATAGTGTCATAGTTACCAGTACTTGTATATGGTGTATTAGCAGTCCAATCATATTTCGGTACTAGAATTTTTGCACCAGGAGCAACAGTAGTTACACCAGCACCATAATTAGAGAAGTCTGCCCATCTATCATTATATTCTGTAGCACCAACAGATATCTTATTCTGATTAGTATCTACATTATTAATACCACCAACTGCGTTGTCATCATATCCAGCAGTTCTTGTACCAGCAATACACTTAGCTTGAATTGGTCCTGCAAATGCATCACTTGAATTTTTAAAACCATTACCAGCAGATCTAACAACAATAATCTTATTAGCAGATGCTATTGTACCTTCAATATCATCCAACATTTCCTCATCAGTTCCAGTGTCATCACCAGAATCATTCAACTCAACATATGGATATGTTTCTGTTGGTATAGTAGGACCGAAAGAACAGTTAAGAATTGCAGGTCTAGTATTACCTTTATAGTTGGCATGACCAGAATCATTATGGTCAATGACTGCTTGATATGCAGCTAATATATTAGTATATGTACCAGATAATCCAGAGTTAAATGCTTTCAATGCATATATCTTTGCATTCCTAGCAATACCTGCAGTTCTACCAGCAGCTACAATAGCACAATTAGTACCGTGACTATTATCATCTTCGTTAGTTCCAAAAGATGAAGTAAATCCACTTACCTCATATACTCTATAGTTCTGCTGTTCAGAAGTACCGTTTAAGTCAGATACAAAGTCTGGATCATATAGTTCTGGATGTAAAGCAGCGTTGTTACCAGTTGGTCTACTTGCTCCACGGACACCTGTATCAATTACATAGATGTCAACACCATCACCCGATTGGTTATAACTAAAGGTTCTGTTTAAATAAGTTCTATTCTGTTTTGTAATTCTATCTAAATGCCAATAGTCATGGACATTGATTGTACCAAATCTTGATGGACTACTAGTAGAGTACCTACCCATATTAGGGTGAGCACTACAATAGAAATATAGAATGGATGGTGTAGTAGAACCAATTACTATTTCTGTTGTACCATTTGAACCTGGTGTACCTGTAGTAGTTACCCCAGTTGTGTATTCTGTTCCACCTGTAGTATTGGGACCATCTGGAGTTTCAGATAATCTAAATGGATGTCCCGTATTTGAAGAATCTGATTGGTCAAACGTATATGTACCACCTTGAAGGAAACCAGTCTGGTTTGTATATAAAGAATAAGTTCCACCCTGACTAGCAGAGAATACGTATAAATTCTGACCACTAAAGTTCTGTACCTTTACATAGATGGTACCAGAACCACTACCTGTTAAATTTCTAGTATTGGATGATGCAGCACCCTCACCCACTGTATTCAGTGATGTTGATCCACTAGTAGAAATTTCTAAACTGTTCCCCTCTACTATAGGATCGCAAGAATATTTTTCTTCATCCCAAGATGCTCTCTTAACGACATTAAGAGCTCTAAGTTGATTAAGAAGATTGTCCTGATACCTTTGAGGGCAATCAAAAGTAATGATCTGGAAACTTCTATAAGAATCTACGTAGGTGAGATATCCATATAATTTTAGAATAGCAGCTGCCGCTGAATCCAAACTATATCGATCATTTACCCTAACGACTACCCGCTTCATTCTGTATCCAATAGTCCTTCAGATATATTTATGTCTTATTTGTTTCTGCTATTTTAAGATACTTCTGTACATCCATGCTTGCTGCAGGAATCATTCTTTCGACAGGTTTGCTAAATTTGAGATCATGTTTCTGATCAAACTCAAATTTCATTCTAGTATGTGCTCTACCTCTCTCAACAATGATATGATAATATTTCCCATATACGTTTTCAGTAAACCCTATGGAAATAATTGGCCGTTCATCATAAAGATCACCTACCTTATAAGGGCAGGTGTCTAAAGTTCCATCAAATTCTTCTTTAATGTGACGAGCATTAATATGCTCTTGTTGTCTAGCTAGACTTGACTTCACTACCATCTTCTTCAGGCTCCTTCAGCGTCATGTTAAGTGCTTCAACTGCACCTTCCAACCTTAACACTTGCTCATTACGTGTCTTGAGTTGCTTTTCCAGTTCAACGATTGTTGCCTTCTGTTCCTTTAGTTGATCGGTGAACTCCTTCACCATTTGTTCAGCGTCCATGTTCTAAAATAATAAGTGTACTATTTATCCTATTACGGATAATGTTTTTCTAGGGTTATCCCTAAATGCTCCTTCCTCAATGTATATGTTATGGAAGAGACCTCCTTCATATAAATTGAGTCTATTGAATTTGGCTTCTGATACATGATAACATTCATATCTATCACTATCCTTACCAGGATTAAAATGAGATAAAGAAAGGTCAGGATTTATAGTTCCATATCTTTCTTTTCTATACAGACATTTACCATCAGCATACTCTTCACCAGTTTCTCTAAATCTGTAGAAAGCTGTTCCAGTCTCTCCATCAATTTCCTCTGGAGTATTTAAAAATATATTACCAGCTAAAGTCAAATGATCTGTATGTGGGGTATTTGATTGGTTGTATACCTTTTCATTACCATCAACAGTCTGCCAAGAGATGTTGAGATATGGTGGTTTGTATCCAAAAAACTGATACATGTGATGCCTTAACCATTCATCAATCTCTCCAAAATGGTAAGTCATATAAGTTTGAGTTCCTGGATAAAATCCCTTAGGCATCTGCCCCTCATATATTGCTCTCTGTGTAGGAATGGCTTCTAAGAAACGTCTAAGATCATCTGGATACTTTAAAAAATTATCTACAGTAACAATCTTACTCTTAAGGTTACCAATATAATGTTCCTCTACTGTATAGTCATCATTAATTTGAAAGAGTAATGAGTTTAAGTCAATCATTTCTTACCCCATATCTGTAAAGTAACCCTGTACTGTGGACACTCAGGAGAAATAGTAGTAACAAAGTGAACTTCCTTCTCATCATTAAGAACCAATGTATTCTTTGATGGACTTAAAGCTCTCATTGTTTCTTCATCCTTTGGTTGCCAACAGAACAATCCACCATAATTATAATGCCATTCTTGGTTTAAGTAAAGAGTAGCTCCCCACTCATAGTCCTGATCAGTGTGTCCAGATATTCCCGAACCCCTTTGCCACAAATGATAATTAATCGCAATGTCATTACACTCTGGTACTAAGTCTTTAATCTCAGGAATGACTAGATCTCTCAACTCTTGTGTTGTTTCTTGTATTAAACAAGATCCAATAACACCTATCCTCAACCCTGGGTTCCATTGTATCTCACTAGAAGACCATTTAAAAGATCCCATATTGTCATGAATATATTTCTGAACCTCAGCAAAGGTATCATCAGAAAGTACTTCTTTAAAAATTTTCATCTATCAAAAGCATGTTGGCAGTACTTACCATCTGCATTTACATAATGTAAAAATAACTGATGATAATATTGATCAGGTCCACAGTTTAATGGTTCTCTCCAATGTCTAACTTCTGTTCCATTATAGAGGACAGCATCTCCAGGTACAGAATTATATTTTTCTATTCCATTTTTATGTTCAAAATAAATGGGCCAAGTCCAGGGTTTATCAATACTACTTGATAGATGTAAACTCACACTCCATTCACAAGCACCCCTATCAACATGTGGAGATAGTCTCTGTCCATTAGTGTAAATCCTTTCAAAATAATATGTTGGGTATAGTCTAACTTTATATTCCTTTTCCAGATGTTTCCGTACTATCCTATGGAGGATTTCATAAACTGGATTATTGTATATTGATATTGATCCTGGAACTTGTTCTGGAATAGTACCATCAGATACACCCCATTTGCCTCTAGACTTTTTCCACTTTATTTCAATACCCTCTGGGGCAATCTTATACTGATCATAATATTCTTTACCTAGATGTGCAAAGGGAGAAATATCCACAAGGTCATGTAGAAATGCTGATTCTATTTCCATCTTGGCCCCATTACCCATCCAACAAGAGATCTCCTCTCACCAGAAGTAACCTTCCTAACTCTATGTCTCAATCTTGAATCAAAAATTATTATACTTCCTCTTGACTTAGGTCCAATATACATTTCATTCTCTTCATCTATCATCTGAAGATCGCCACCAGTATATTCATCATAGTTACTTAACTGTAATGAAAAAGATAACTTACGAGATTCATCTTTATCATCATGAATAGTATCAGTATGCCATCCATAAAACTTATTCTCTTTATACAGTGAATACTGTATAACATTATTTTGATATCCTGGATAGATATCATATTTGAAATTTTCTCTATTAGCGAGATTTATATAGTGACTACAGAAAGAATTAATCCAATGTGAATCTGGTATCCAATAATTATCACTATCTCTTATATGAGATGATTCCTCTCCAAGTGTTCTAGAACTTTGTAATCTTCCTTCATTCTCTTCCAAAACATTTCTAATCTCATCACAGAACCTTTCTGGTAACTGTGTATCATACCACATATACCTATACATAAGAGAACCAACCAGTCATAATATATTTTATCGAAGATGGACTTACTTGTGACCGATGGAAATGCGTCCAATATGGTGGCCATATAACCATTTTACCAGATTCTGCCTTACATGTAAAGTCCTGATACTGAAAATCAGTACCTCCTTTATCATCTATTGTATTCAAATAGATCATCCATACTAAGACACGCTTACTAGAATCCCTACAAGGAGCTTCGCAATGCCATTTCTTATATCCTTCTCCAGGTTTAAACCTTTGGAAGTTAATTCCTGGTGGCTCAAGACCCCATCTAGATATATCTTCTAATCCACAATCAATAGTATATTCCTTTTTATACGCATCAACATTCTTCCCTAAAGCATTAAGAACTGGTTGGATGACATCACTCCACTGCTCATCACCAAGCATTCTATTAGAGACCATTATTTCAGTATCTTTCTTAATAGAATCATCATACCCCACGGTAGTCATACCTGGGGCATGGAGTTCTGAACTTTTTTCAAACTGATGTATTAATCTTAAACAATCTTCACTTGATATTGAATCTGGATATTCTTCTATAAAATTAGAGTTCATCTTTATTTGGTGGATCACAATTAGCGCATGTCTGCGACACCCATGATAATGTTGGTTCATCCCACAACCATTGTAGAACTAAAGTACCAGTTTCGGGGTCATATTCTTCTTGTGGTTTTGGTACTGGAGGATCCCAATACATAGTCTCTTCATTGAGAACCCAACTATCCCATAACCTCTTCGGATAAAACACATTCTTTTCTACATCATAATGATTTCCCTTTGAAGGTTTACGAGTTCTAGCATTAGCAGGAATCCATCTTCCTTCGCTAGTTGGTATTTGTCCCATAGCCACTTGAAGTTCTTGAAATTTTTCAAGACTGCTACAGCATATCACATTTTTAACTATATTCGTTTCATTATCAACGAATGCAAAATATTCAAAACCATCATCCATAGATGGTCCTTTATCTGGATAATTCATAATTTACCTAACCCAAGTTGTGTATCCTCGACTATCTCCGTTACTATTGCTGGAATTGTACCATCCTTCAAAATTACCTTCAGAAGATCCATGACCCCAATAGCAACCAGTTGAAGGGTCACCACTGTTTCCATTTGTACCAACAGCACCGACTGTAGTTTGGTTGCTGTTAGCATTAAATCCACCTTGAGTATAGTCTTGCTTAATACCATCAAGTGAGAAGTATCTAGCACTACTACTTAGTCCACCACCACTATGGGTAACAAGAACCTCATCTCTAGTATGAACTTCAATCAATCTGTCAGCACCACTTCTAGCAAGTGTCCATTCACATTGAACCCAAGTTCCAAGATTATTTAGAGCAGAGTTCCAGCTGTTACTACCACCAGCATTCTGCCAACCCCATCCTAAAGATCTCACACTTGAGAAATCAAGGGTGTTAATCATACCACCAATAATATAATCATTATTTGGATCAGGACTTCCAAGGGCACCAGATCTATCTAAGAAATAACTAGAACTTCTTCTACTATTAGCACTTGGTATTGTACTACTACTTGCATTGTTAGATGCTACTAACATCCATCCACCAGCAGTCATCCAACAGTAAATCTCTTGAGCACTACCACTATAGGCAGCTGGTTTGATCCAATATGTTCCATCACCTGCGGTTGGATTGGCAGCAAGAATAGCAGCAGCACTAATAGCAGGGTTACCTGAAGATCCACCAATGGTAGCATCTACGTTAGAAATTGCATATCTAACAATCACAACACCATTACCACCACCTCCAGCAGTTCTGTTTGGATAGCCAGCACCACCGCCGCCTCCTCCATATCCATTACCACCTGTTCCACCAACAATGGTTCCAGCAGCAATTCCACCGCCACCTAGTCCACCTGGTTGAACATTATTATTTGGGTTGTTGCAGTTAGCACCTGCACCACCTCCACCATACCATTTAGAAGTGCCATCAATATTGAATAGCATTCCATCTCCACCATATCCACCACGAGTGTTCTGGCCATCTTCACCTTGTTCTCCACAGCCGCCACCGCCGCCACCACCCCAGTCAGGAGATGATGGTGTGCAGTTTCCACCGTAATTTCCATATCCACCACTAGCAGAGGATGGCTGCAATCCTGCAGCTCTACTCCCGCTGTATGGGTGACTTCCTCCACCACCACATCCACCAGAACGACCTCTACCTCTATCATTATTTCCACCTGCTCCAGCACCACCGCCACCTAAAGCAGTGTATCCAAAGAAGCTAGTATCTCCACCATTATCTCCTTTCGTATCTTGGTTGTAATAACCAGCTCCCCCAGAGCCAATAACTACAGGATAATTTCCTTTGGGTAAGGGAACGTTAGACTTATATACTAATCCTCCTGCTCCTCCACCACCATTACTACAGTTACCATCGGAACAACCTCCACCACCGCCGCCACCGACGATAAGGAAGTCACAAGTTGCATTACTACTAGTTGCGGTTACATTAAAAGATCCAGAACTTCTAAACTTATGAATTCTGAAATACCCCATATCATATGTCTCATCACCACCTGATGCATTAACGGTAGCATCTGTGACTTTCATCCACTTCTGACCATCCCAAATTTTAATCTGTCCTTCTGTGCTATCATATACCATATATCCAGCACTAATACCTGTAGTAGGTAAATTAGATGTGGCAATGGCAGGGAGTTGAACACCACCAGTAGCATTAAGAACACCTACGTTAAGCTGTGACATTCTTTCTTAATATTATCCGCAATTCTATTTAGCTAAGACCAAAACGTATAACCCGTTCCACCACATCTTAGCATCTTCTTGATCGTTTAATAACTCTCTTTCGTAAAGAATTTTTAATCCCATCTTCTCAACAAAGGTTTTAGTTATTCTTACATTGTCTTCTATATTTGCATCATCCACTACAAGAGTAAAGACATCAGCAGTAAAATCCATCATCCTTGTAAAAAATTCTACCATCTTATGTTCAGTATTATCTCCATCATAGAAA